TGCAGACGGTGATGTTGGGAAGTGGGGTGTTAGCACTCCTGTTTGGGTTTATGATAACGAACCAAGGTCTAAAGAAATTACGACAAGAATCTCCAACACAATTGCCAGAGGTGAGTCAGTTGTCATCTGGCCAAATAATGTAAAGGAAAAGGACATAAATGATATGGTTCTAGCTGGACATGATGTCCAATCAATAGTAGAATCAAACATATATAAAGGACTAGAAGCTACTCTTAAATTTACTACTTGGAAACGAATATGAGCAACGGTACAACTGTCAAAAAAAGGAATGGAAGAGGGGTAGAACCTCTTAACCTAGAAAAGATTCATAAGATGGTAGAAGAGGCAACGAAGGGTCTTGCAGGGGTCTCTGCAAGTCAGGTAGAGATACAATCTGGCATTCAATTCTATGATGGAATTACCACAGAAGAAATTCAAGAGATACTTATTAAATCTGCTAGTGATTTAATAGATTTAGATCATCCTAATTATCAATTTGTTGCAGCAAGATTGTTACTTTTTGCTTTGAGAAAGAGTTTATATGGTAAAATGAGAGAGATGCCTCCTTTAGAGGATCATATTTACAAATGCGTAAACCAAGAGGTATATGATGCTGGACTTTATGATAAGTATTCCAAAGAGGATATCGAAAAAGCAAATGGATATATTGATCATGGTAGAGATTTTTTGTTTACATATGCTGGTTTACGTCAGGTCGTAGATAAATACTTGGTACAGGACCGTAGTGGTGGCGGTGTATACGAAACACCACAATTTATGTACATGATGATCGCATTGACGATCTTCGCAGAATATCCTAAAGAAAAGAGGCTTAATTATGTCAGACGCTACTACGACGCAATCTCCAGACACAAAATCAACATCCCAACCCCCATCATGGCAGGGGTCAGGACACCTATTCGTCAATTTGCATCTTGTGTTTTGGTTGATGTTGATGACACCCTCGATTCTATCTTTAGCAGTGACATGGCTATTGGCAAGTACGTTGCACAAAGGGCTGGTATCGGCATTAACGCAGGCCGAATCAGAGGAATCAACTCTAAAATCAGAGGTGGGGAGGTTCAGCACACAGGTGTTGTCCCCTTCCTTAAAAAGTTTGAATCAACTGTCAGATGTTGCACTCAAAACGGGATCAGAGGTGGCTCAGCGACTGTCCACTTTCCGATCTGGCATCAAGAAATCAGAGACATCCTCGTCCTCAAAAACAACAAAGGAACAGAAGACAACAGAGTCAGAAAACTCGACTACTCCATCCAGTTAAGTGCGTTATTTTATCAACGCTTTATCGACAATAAGGAAATCACGCTATTTTCCCCTCATGATTGTCCTGGGTTGTATGAGAGTTTTGGGACCGATAAGTTTGATGACTTATATTGCCGTTACGAATCAGATGAATCCATCTCCAAAACCACAATTGGAGCACAAGAGCTCATCCTTGACCTATTAAAGGAAAGAGCAGAGACAGGAAGAATCTATATTATGAATATAGATCATTGTAATAGTCACTCATCATTTAAAGATAAGATTGAGATGAGTAATCTTTGTCAGGAGATTACTCTTCCTACATATCCTATTACTCATATTGATGATCACCTTGGAGAGATTGCACTCTGTATTCTTTCTGCAATTAATGTTGGTAAGGTAAGATCAGATGAAGAACTAGAAGAACTTTGTGATTTATCTGTTCGTGGATTGGAGGAATTAATAGATTATCAAAGGTATCCTGTAAAGGCAGCAGAGATTGCTACAAAGGCACGTAGAAGTCTTGGAGTAGGTTTCATTGGTCTAGCACATTATCTTGCTAAACTTGGATATAAGTATGATTCACAGGAGGCATGGGATGCTGTTCATGGATTGTCAGAATCATTCCAATATTATCTTCTTAAAGCATCTAATGCAATAGCATTAGAGAAAGGACATTGTGAGAACTTTGGACGTACCAAATATAGCGATGGCATACTACCAATTGATACATATAAGAAAGACGTAGACGAACTTTGTTCTCAACCTTTACAACATGACTGGGAATCTCTTAGAACATCTATCTTATCCCACGGTTTACGGCACTCAACATTGTCTGCACAAATGCCATCGGAGAGCAGTTCCGTTGTGTGCAATGCCACAAATGGAATCGAACCACCTAGAGATTACTTGTCCATTAAGAAATCAAAGAAGGGGCCTCTTAAACAAATTGTGCCATCTTATGGATCTTTAAAGAATAACTACACTTTATTATGGGACATGGAATCTAATGAAGGGTATATTAATATAGTAGCAGTGATGCAGAAGTTCTTTGACCAAGCAATTTCTGGTAACTGGAGTTATAATCCAGAACACTATCCTGAAAATGAAGTGCCAACAACAGTTATGGCAAATGATTTTTTAACTACTTACAAGTATGGTTGGAAGACATCTTATTATCAGAATACTCATGACATGAAGAATGATGAAGTTGTGGAAGAAAAATCAAGACTTGACAATTTACTTGATGAGTTAGATAATGCTAATGAAGAGGAGTGTGAATCCTGTGCCATCTAATGTGAAAGGAATGACTGTCTTTAATACTGAAGACGTTGATACTAAAAAGCAACCAATGTTTTTTGGTAAACCCCTTGGTGTTCAACGCTATGATAATTTCAAATATCCTGCTTTTGAGAACCTAACAAAACAACAGTTAGGATATTTTTGGAGACCAGAAGAAGTATCTCTTCAGAAAGATCGTGGAGATTATCAAACACTGCGTCCAGAACAAAAGCACATCTATACAAGCAATCTTAAATACCAGATCATGCTTGATAGTGTACAAGGTCGTGCTCCTGGTATGGCTTTCTTACCTTATTGTTCTTTACCTGAGTTAGAATCGTGTATGGAGGTATGGTCTTTTATGGAGATGATTCATAGTAGATCATATACTTATATAATTAAGAACATCTATTCAGATCCATCTGATGTGTTTGATAAGATTCTTAATGATGATAGAATTTTAAGTCGTGCTGCTAGTGTTACTGAATCATATGATGAATTTATTAATGAAGCACAAACTTGGGGTCAAGGTAATCTCTGGAAAGATTTACCTAATGTTGAAACATCTTTACCTGTTTTAGAAATTAAAGAGGTCAAACGTAAACTTTATCGAGCAGTAGCCAATGTTAACATTCTTGAAGGTATTCGCTTTTATGTCTCTTTCGCTTGCAGCTTTGCCTTTGGTGAACTCAAACTTATGGAAGGGTCAGCAAAAATTATCTCCCTTATCGCTAGAGATGAGAACCAACACCTTGCCCTCACCCAGAATATATTAAACAACTGGAGGAAGGGTGATGATCCTGATATGGTAGAGATAATGAAAGAGGAAGAGCAATGGACGTATGATATGTTTAATAAGTGTGTTGATGAAGAGAAGGCATGGGCAGATTATTTGTTTAAAGATGGAAGTATGATTGGTTTGAATGATAAATTATTACAGCAGTATGTTGAATGGATTGCTAATCGTAGACTTAGATCTATTGGTTTGAAACCTTTATATGATATCCCTGCTAAAAATAATCCATTACCTTGGACAGAGCATTGGATTAGTTCTAAAGGATTACAAGTAGCACCACAGGAGACAGAAGTTGAGTCATATGTTGTGGGGGGAATCAAACAAGATGTTAAAAAGGACACATTTAGTGGTTTTAAATTATAGTTTGTGATTAAATAGAGGAAAGGGTATGAGACCTTCTCCACCTTTCCCATCGCATCCTGAATATATGAATGGAAGATTGAAAAAGATAGACATGACTGCAAGACTTGAACACATTAAAGTTGGTCTTGCTAATAAGAGTTGGTATCCTGAATGGGATGCTCGTCAGAGAGGTGCTGCCCAACGCATTCTAAATAATGCATTGGATGTCCTTGACGAGTATGACTATTAAGTATGAGAATCCGTGGAGATATAATAAAAAGGTATTTGAATCATCTGATATAGGAGATTATTTTGGATTTGTATATAGTATCCTAAATAATAAAAACGGAAGAGAGTATATTGGACGTAAATACTTCTGGCAATTTAGAACCCCGAAAGGAAAGAAACGGAAAGTCAAATCCGAATCTGATTGGAAGAAGTACTATGGGTCTTGTCCAGAACTTAAAGAA